CTCTGATGGCATTACCAACTGGTATTAATTTTGAAGACATATCTGCAAGTAATTTAAGTTGGTCAAATACACTTCCAGTACCACCAAACAATTTACCTATACCACCAATAACATCACCAACTGCACCAGTGGCTGCACTAGCTACGGTGGCTGCACCAAATAGTGCTAATGCAGCAGCTATAGCTGTAATTCCAGCCGCAGTCGCTAACAATTTAGTACCACCAATATCAGCAAGTCTTGTTATTCCCTCTACTACTGAGTCTATGACTCCCTCGATTGTTTTACCTATTTGTTCAATAACTAATGCTATTCCATTGAGTACTGTATCAACAATCTTAGTAAGAGCGTCACCCAAAGTTTGAACTATACCTTCAATACCATCGAAGTAAGAACTTATAGCGTTTGATATAGCTTCACCAAGTTCTTTAACGAGTCCTGATATAGAATCTATTATTGGGCTAATTTTGTCAACTAAATTATTGAGAAATCCCATTATCTTATCAACGAGATTGTTAAATGCACCAATTATCTCTAAAAGTATTGGTCTTACTGCATCAATAAGTTTGGTTACTTCTGCTATAATACTTGTAACACCATTAAATATTGCAGTAACTAAATCAGTAATAAAACCAGTAATAACTTGAACAAATTTAGTTACCTCTGCTATAATTGGTGGAAGGTTTTCTACTAATACTGTAACTATCTTAACAAGAGCATCTGCTATAATTTTGATAATTGGCGTAATAGCCTCTGTCATATCAACTACAAAATCAAGGATAGCTTGAACAATTGGAGTTACGGCTTCTATTAAATCTGGCAGAAAATCCAAGAACATTTGTAGAATGTCCTTAATGTGTGGCATTACCACATCCATGAATTTACCAAAAGCTTCTATAGCACCATCAACAAAATAGAAGAATAGATCGATAACATCCTGTACTGCTTCTTTGTTTTCTGACATTAATTTTACAAAATGGACAAATCCATTGGCTATAGCTATCATCAATGATTCTATGAAGTTTGCTATATCTTGTCCTAAGAATTTTGCAAGTAGACCTATAGCGCCACCTATACCTAATATAAGTGCTGTCAATACACCAATACCAATGAATAGTGCTGGATTGCTGAGTGCCGTTAATCCCATTGCAAGAAACTTCATACCAATACCAAGTTTCTTGAGTAATCCGCCACTCTTCTTATCTACATCTGCTGACGGGGCACCACCACCACCGCCACCACTTCCACCACCATCTGGAAAATTGGTGACTTCAACTTTTTGAGTTTCTTTTCTGGCAACATCATCTCTAAACTTTTGATCAGCTGCATCTTTATGTATAAATTGAAATTGAGCGACTACTATATTTCGTATGCCTTCGAGAATTTTTTTATGTTCGTCGTCCATTTAAATTACCGTCTTGTTCTATTAATTTTTGCCTTTTGATCAGCCATTTCCTTTTCTACAGTATCAACGTGTTGTTTTAACATAGTCGCATATATTTCTCGTTCAAAAGGAATTAAATTTTCTATGTCTTCTATTGAGTATTTATGATGTTGGACAAAAGCAAATATGAGTCGATAATACTCTCTCAAATTAATATGAGAGAGTGCTAGGATAAAAAATTCATAATACCCTCGATTACGACTTCTTCTTCGTATGTGTCAGTTGGGTCGTCAGGGTTTATATATCTATATATTACTGTTTTTGATATTTTTGGTAGATTACCAAAGAATGATTGCATCTTCTCAAGTTGTTTTGCTGACATATCATCTAAGAAATCTTCCTTTTCCTTTTCTGAGTAGTCAACCATTTCATAACTTTCGTCATTCATATATACAGTTTTTATACATGATGAAAAAATCTTAAGAGCTTGTGTTTCATCGATGTTACCCATAGTTTCTAATATTTTAAATGTTGGGTATAGTAATTTTATAGATAATCCATTACCAAGATCGACAGGATTTTCTATTGTACCTTTAGTTGGCTCTATTTCATCAATGTTTATGTCTATTTTTATTGGTGGTAAGTCTTCTCTACTTGGTGCTCCGAGAGATATTGTGACTACTTCACCTACTGATTTTGCTCTTAATTTTAAGAATATATATTCCACATCAAAAGATGCAAGTTCATCTACATCAATGTTTTCTGGTTCTAAAATACAATTAGTAATAATCTGTTTTACAGCTGTTATCTGATCTTTGTTTGCTTCACTCTTTTGAGCAATGAGAAGTATCTTTTCTTCTTTTACTGTAAAGGGTCGGTATTTTATAGTTCTGTCGTCACTTGGTAGGGTTAGTTCAAATATCGGAGTTTGAATTTTAGGGAGCGCCATTAATTTCCACCTTAATAATAATATAGTAATAGATATTTATATCTCTAAATATGGTTATGGCTGTAGGTAAAGAAGTCTTCTCACAGATACTTAGAAGTGCCGAAGGTGTACGTAGAGCTCGAGGTCTAACTACGAAATCATTAGGTTGGTTTCAAAAAAAGGTCAAGCAAGCAACTAAGGGTGAGAAGGTATCTATAAAATCAGTTCTGTCAAGAAGAGAATTGATGGTTGCAAAACTTCTTGGTGGTAGAATGTATCATTTCAGGTATGATCCAAAATGGAAAGAAAAGTTACCATATTGGGATACATTTCCATTAGTAATACCAATTGACTCTTATGGAGATGGTTTTGATGGATTGAACCTTCACTATCTTCCACTCAAATTACGTGCCAAGTTATTCGATGCACTTTCTTCTGTTTTAACTGATAATGGTTTGAATGAGAAAGCAAGATTTAAATTAACATATAATCTTTTAAGTGGAGCAAAGAAATTTAAATTATTTAGGCCAACATATAAAAGGTATTTGTATTCAAAAGTCAAATCAAGATTTTTACTTATTCCTCCAGAAGAGTGGCAGATTGCTTTATTTTTACCAACACAAAAATTTGTCAAATCACAAGCAAACCAAATATGGAAAGATTCAAAAAAGATTGGAAGAGGTAGATAATGTCTGTTAATATTAATCAACTAACAACTCAAATACGAGATTCTGGAACTATGAGTCCAAATAAGTATGTTGTAAACATAGAACCACCTGTTCCAACTTTATCTACAGTTAGATACACTGATAAGCTTTCACCAAGAATACAGAGAGTTAATTTACCAGATAGAAGTTTATCAACTATTCAACAAAGATCTGCATATAGAGAAAGTTTAAACATTCCATCAGGATATAGTAATTTTACTGACATCAGTATGAGTATATTACTATCATCTGACATGAGAGAAAAGAAATTGTTGATGGCATGGCATGATCTAATTGTGTCGGCTCAGAGAAATTTCCATCCAACTTATTTAGATGAAATTGTGGGAAAAATAACTATTCTTACAATAGGAGACAATTCTACTCTTGGTGATATTCTTGATACAAATATTGTAGAACAACATACATTTTATGGTTGCTATCCTTTGACTGTTGGAGATGTTGATCTTACTTATACAGCAAATGATGAAGCTGCTACTATTGATACTACATTTACATATCGTTATTTTAATATGGTAAGTGGTAATGTTGGTGAAGAAGTAGCTGGAACAAAAACATTAGGAGATATTAAATTTAGACCTAATAATAGTAGTTCTAATACAGATGGTATATTACAGGTACTTGAACAAAATACTGAGAAATTTACTGAAAATTTTACTTCCTATGTAGAAAGTGCAAAAGGAAGAATAGATGGTGTTCGTAATGATCTTAAAGGTAAAGTTGGTTTTTAATAAGGTATTTTCATTCCCATTTTCTTGAGTTCATTTTCTGTAAGTATTTGAAAACTCACATTATTCTGTCGAGCAAATTCTCTCGCAGCTTCCCACTTAGATATGTTGCGTGTGTATGTGTATACTTCACTTAGATGTTTTTTAGTTTTTCGTTTTTGATATCTTGGTTTCATAGTTTGTTTGAGTGGTTTGATTTCAAATAATACTGTTTGACCATTTGTGAATTGGACAGTGAAGTCCACATAGTATCGGTGCATTCTTCCATCTAACTTGGAACGGTATGGTACAATAGTTCCTTCACTCATCCATTGCTTAACATTTGGATTTGCATCACACCATTTGCACATTTGTAGTTCCCAAGAACTACGGTATACGGGCTCATGTGAACCTCGATACTTATTATGTTTCGGAAGTTTATAAATACCCTTTCTTGGTTTTCGGTCACTTTTTGACATTATAAATATTTATCAGGAGTATATATGGCAGACTTCGGTTACCTTGACCAGAGACGAAATAGACAATCTATCTCTTCTATTGAAAAATCGGTTCAATTTCCATCAACATTAACAGAAAGTGAACGGTTTTTTGTTCAGTTTGATATTTTTAAACTTGCAACTCCATTAGAGGGTATGGGTGGCAATTTGATGAAAACCATTCTTACAGCTTCTCCAACTGTTGTAGCAAATTTAGCAGATAAGTTGTCAGATATTCATGGAACATTTGATTACTCACAAACAGCAGATCAACTATTATATTCTATACAATTACCTCTTCAAGAAGCTCCAGCAGAATCTTCTACCTTAGAATATAATGATGAAAGTACAAAGACAATGCAAAATATAGGTACTGCAATACAGGGAATCCGAGGTGCAGCTGGTGATGCTGGTGAAGGTAGCTTTGCAGATAAGGCAAAGAATATTATTGGTAGTATAGTTAAAGGTGCTGGTGGTGTTGTTGAGGCGGAAGCTATGAAATTAATACCAGAAGTTGCTCAAGCTATGTATGGTAGACTTAGAGGTAAAGTAAAGAATACGATGCAACAGACATTCTTTGTTGGGCCAAGTAAGAAAGATTACCAATTTACCTTTGATTTGATTGCAAGAAATAGAAAAGATTCTGAAGCCATGTCTACTATAGCTAATAGGTTTCAGTATTTTTCGAATCCTGGCTTATCTGGTCAAGGTAACTTCTGGACTTATCCAGAAGTAGTTAGATACTTTTTTATGGAAAGAGTTGGTGATGATTTTCGTCAGATTGATGTATTATCTTCATTAGGAAATGGAGTAAAAAACAAGGTATATGAATCTAAGGCTTGCTTTATAACTTCAGTTAGTATTGAATATGGAGATGATGATTATCTACTTTTTAGTTCTAAAGATGGTGGTAGAGGTGTTGGTAAAATGAAATTAACACTTGCACTAAAAGAAGTAGAATACTTTTCGAAAGAAGATTATCGTAGATCTACTGATCCAGAGATATCGTAATCGGAGTTAATAAACTATGGCAAATCTAAGTTTTTTTAGAAATTATCCAATCAGAGAATTAAAACAAGACGGTGTCACTAAAAAAATCGTTGACCTATCCAGATACGTAAGGTCATCAAATGACCTACTTGTTAAAAAATATGAATATTTTGATTATGAAATAAATGGGTCTGAAAGACCAGATCAAGTATCATACAAGAATTACGGTAGTACTGAGTTTTATTGGATTGTATTAGTTATTAACAATATTCGAAATATATGGACAGAGTGGCCGTTGGGTCAAGAAGAATTTGAAAGTTATGTTGTAAATAAGTATGGATCTATTGCAGCTGCACAAGCTTCAACTTATAGAAATCTTGCTGAAAAGGATATATATAAAGCATCTACTGCCAGTTTAGATGAACTTATTATTGCAGATGGTGAGGCAGTTGATGCGACGATAATATCAGATTACAGTTTAGTTTCTGGTACTGATTATAAGGTGGTATCAGATTATGAAAGAGAAATGGATTTGAATAATGCTAAGCGAAATATAAAGTTGATTAAGAAGAGTTTGATTTCAAGTATTAAAGATGAGTTAAAAACTCTTTTTGGTGATTAAATGCTACCATCACAAATAGATATAACATCTGTAAAAATATTTGCAGCTGAAGACGTTGGTGTTGATGTTGGATATGTTTTTAGTTCTCTGAGAATACGAGAATCTATAGTTCATGAATTTGTAAGTGGTGATATAACTATTGAAGATGATAGTAATTTATATGAAAGCTTACCAATAATTGGTCAGGAACAAATTCAAATTACCATTAACCACAATGATATTAACGAAGTAATCGTTGGAATGATATATGGAATTAAAGAGTTTGAAAAGATAGATGCTCGAAGGTCTTCTTATAGATTATATTTCGTTTCTATAGAAAAATATTATAATCAGAATAATAGAATTGCACGTGCATTTAAAAATACAGCACCACATGATATTATTGGTAGTATATTCAAAGCAGATGTTCCAACCAAGAAGGGAGTTCTCATCGAATCGATGAGTGGTAATGTATCGTACATTGCTCCCAATATCACTCCATTCCAAACAATAAGAAATGTTCTAAGACAATGTGAAAGTTTAAGTACTGGAACAAGTAACTTTCTATTTTTTGAAAATAGACAGGGATTTATAATTGCTTCTTTAGCTTCATTATTAAATCAAAAATCTCTATATGAATATCATTATGACGAAGGTATAGGTGGAGGTAGTGTAGAATCTTCTGGCACAAATCGTAATGCATTTACTATTGAGAATTTTCAAGTTGTTAAACAAACAGATACATTTTCTGCGATAAGTGATGGTATGTTTGCATCTCAGTTACGCACTATTGATTTAATAACCAGAAAGTATGGAACTGATAGTGAAACATATAATTATGATTATCATACAGAGTTTGGTACATTTCGTCATTTAAATCCTGTACCATTATATAGAAAACTAACAGGAATATCAGATAATGCTGAAGGTAGACAATATTTTGCATATACTAATGAGAAGGCTTTAACTAATAGTTATGTAAAGTCAAATGAGCCTGATATGAGGGTTGCTTATTCAAGTACTACTGGATTGCGTAATAAAATACAAAATAGAATGATTGATGCATATACATTTAAGTTAATTATACCTGGCAATATTTTATTATATCCAAGTAATGTTATACACTTAAATGTTACATCAAACTTAACAAGAGAACAGGACAGAATGTTATCTGGTAATGTTTTGGTGACATCTATAACTCATATAATATCTAATGCAGATAGAACATATAAACAAGTTGTAGAGACAACAAAGGATTCTCATATGGGCCCAAAGAGAATTGAAGTTGATTCGAAGGATGATGGGTTTCGAAGAGGGTTTATGACATAATGCCTGAGTTTTTACCTAATTTTACATTCACACCATTTACTGCTACTATAGAAGAAACAACCGATCCACTAAAGTTGGGTCGTGTGCGTGTTCGTGTACATGGATATCATAATCCAGATAAAGCACAAATACCAACTGATGAATTACCTTGGGCTCATGTCACCTACAATGATTCTAATAGAATGTCAGTTCCAACCAATGGAGAATGGGTCATTGGATTTTTTCTTGATGGAGAATCTGCACAGAAACCAATAATCATAGGAACATTGCCAGGCATCAATGATGTTGAACCATCCACAAGTAAATGGACAAGGAATGATTCTGGAGACACAGGTGTATCCAGTGCATCTCAATATACAAAGAAAACCACACAACATAAAGGAACTGATATTACAGAACCTGCTAATGGTTATGGTGCAAAGTATCCACACAATAAAGTTATTGAAACATCCAGTGGCCACCTGATAGAAATTGATGATACTCCAGATAAAGAACGAATACACATCTATCATAAGAGTGGATCATTTAGTGAGTTTCATCAGGATGGGACAAAAGTAGATAAGACAGAGAAAGACAAATATACAATCACATTAGGTAAGGAGTATATTGCAGTAACAGGTGATTACAAGATAGAAGGTGGTGGTGGTTCAGAGTTTAAGATTAGTGGTACAGATGGAAAATTATCTTTTAAGAACACATTGGATACTACTGGATTAAAAGGTGTTGTAGATGACATTGTTACTATATTAAATAGTGTAATAACGAATTTGCAAAGTTTGGATGTAGTTGGTGTTGGAGTTGGAGTTCCTAATCCTGGCGCTGTTGGAGTTGTTGCAGCTATGACAGCAAGACTTGCAGAGGTAGTAACACTTCAAAGTAAAATTACTACTCTTCTGGAATAATAAATATAGATAATGGGAACTCTTACACGAAACAGTACATCAATAACCGATCTGAATCTGTCCTTCGAAATAAACAGTAATACTGGTGACTTCAATAAACTATCTACTGAGGCGGTCATTCGTCGTTCATTGGATACTATATTAACCACAGGTATGATGGAAAAACCATTTCGTGAAGATTTCGGTTCTGATGTTGCTATACGATTATTTGAGGTTGTAGGTAGTCGTGATATTCCTGCAATTCAATCTCAAATAAGAAATGCAATTGATAGGAATGAGCCGAGAATTCAATTAATTGATCTGGCAGTATATGGAGATTTCCTTAATAATAGACTTGAAGTAACAATATCATACATGATTAAAAAGACATCTCAGATAGATGAGATAACAACTATGTTAAACCTTTCTGAGTAATGGAGTATAGAAATGGCACGAAGAGATCTTAAAGTTACAGAATTAGACTTTGATCAAATAAAGACTAATTTTAGGAATTTTTTAAAGACACAAACAGAGTATAGTGATTATAATTTTGATTCATCTGCCTTTGACACACTATTAGATGTCTTTGCTTATAATACTCATTATAATGCATTCTATATTAATTCAGCAATT